TAATTCACCAAAGCCTTTTGTCAAAATTACAAGAGTGCAAACTAGGTATGGTATTAAATACAATGAACTTAAAAATGGAGAACAAGAACGATTTGTTTACATTGGTGCTAAATCAGTAGAAAGAATCAAATCTTATATTATTGGTTTAAATGGTGGTGATTGGTTGTTTCCAAGTTCTAAAAGAAAAAATAGTCCACGAACTCATGGTGGTTTAGTCAAAGGTGGCATAAAAAAGGCACTTAAAATTATAGGTAAACAATCTGATTGGAAGGGCTGTGTTCATGCTCTTAGACATTACTATGCAAGTATTATTATTGAGGTAGCAATGAAAGAGAAAAAGTCTTTTAAGTGGATACCAAAACAATTAGGTCATAAAGATTTAGCGACTACTATGAATATATATGGTCACCTTATAGAAGCTGATGACAATGATATTGGTGATGTAATAGAAGCAAGTCTATATAACTAAACAGGCCAAAGGTTTCTAGCACGACCAGGTATTCTTTTTATTAGCTGATCTTCTTCTAGTCTTTTTACTGCATACTCAAGCCCATCATCTGAAGCTGATGAAATAGCAAGTTTTATTTCTGCTCTAGTTGGTGGGATTTCGTTTTCTTTAACGTAACTTTTTATATATTTCAATATCTTCAGCCCTAACCTTGTCACTACTTTCTCTCCATCTTTGCATGACTTCCCAAGCAAAATTACCATAATCTTCTTTTGTCATTGGGATAGCTATTGTTTGTTTGTCTATGCAAACCTTTAGGCAGTTAGCCACAGGGATCACATAGACATTATGTTCTCTACTAAACGTCACTTAATAGTTCGACCCACTAGGGGCATAAGGATGTTGTCCAGACGTTGTGCCGTAATCGTTTGGCCCTGTTGGGGCAGGGGCATTGTTTCCTTGTTGGGGATAACCTCCACCAGTTGATTGTGATGCTTGTTGATAGGCATTAGGTTGAAACCCACCACCTTGACTAGCACCTTGTCCTGGCTTTTGACCTTTTGGCATAACAACCATTTTACCTTGTCTTTGAGGTAGCATATTCAATAAAAATGTAGGTTCATTCTCACCTCGACTTGGATTTGGTGGTAGTATTACACCAACCTTAGATGCGTATTCTGGCTTGTAACCTTTTTGTGGGTTACCTTCTATAAAATATATGTCTTGTTGCTCTGTAATCATTTTAAAAGTCTTTCTTTTGTCATGTTATATGTTTGATTATAAAGGTTAGCCAGTAGCTGATTGTCATAAAAGACCCGTATTTCATTGCTAAATCTATTTTGAAACGGCTCTAAATTAGCCGTAGGATCACCTAAAAGATTTCTTATATCTGTAAGACCATTTAAGTAACCAACAATGATATTAAAAGCAGCTTCTTGTACTGCAACACCATTGTTATTCATGTATCGGTCAAAAGCTATTGTTGTGATTTTAGTCCACTCTAATAACTCAGCCGTTGTTTTTATTGTTCCTGCTGCACAAGCCTGTTGCACAACTCCAGTTGTAAATATGTTTCTTGAATCAACAGGTGGTTTCTGAAAAGCCATTAAAAACCCTCTGGATAAATGGCCCACATTAGTATGTAAGTGACATAAAATGTGGCAAACAATAGAAAACAACCTATAAGTTGTTGTAGCCATTCAAGTATATTTTTCATGTTTCTACTCCCCATATACCCATAATTTCTTTTAAAACTTCTTCATCAAAATCATTCCAAACGTAGTGCATGAGATTGAGTGGCGCATACATGGCAAACACTCTTGGATCGTCAGATATTTTCAGTAAGTTTTGCCTTGCCCTAGCTGATATTCTCATTGTCTCAAAGGCTTGTTTGAGTTGTTTTTGTCTTAAAAATTCTGTGTTGTGTTCATCAAATATTGTGTATTCAAACGCATTAGCTATGACTAACTTTGGTGGCTTTTGTGCTGCGTTACAATAAGTGGCAACTTGACGTAAATGTGATTTCTGTGGTGCTTCTGTTTTACTAGGCTTTCTAAGTCTTAGTGATCCATCTTTATTAAATAAACCACTAGCCGTAGACCAT